GGAATAATAAACATCGCAGCGGATTATGGAACTGAAGCAAAATCCGGCGGAACATTGACCCATTACACTGGTTCTTTTGAGTTAGTTAGTGGAAAGCAAATTTATGATTTATCAGATAGTTCTATTGTAACTTTGGAAGCAGGTAATTTATCAACCGATTCAATTACAATTCGTAAATTGTATCATGAAAATCCACCTGCCATTGTTAGGTATTTTGACCCATTTATTGGAACGGGTCTTGGTTCGCAACAAATGTTAGAAACTTTTGGTTGGGGAAATTACTCACCTGGTGTTTCATTTTTAATGCAGCCTATGTATGATGACCTACTTAGATTGCAGGCAATTGAGTTTAATGATATGATTAGAAAATCGCAATTTGGATTTAAGATGTATGGAAAACGGGTTCGTGTATTTCCATTTCCAAATGATACATATCATAGAACAAAAGTTCATTTTGAATACACACTTGACTCTGAAAGAAATAATCCAATAGCAAAATCGGGTGTAGTATCTGATTTTTCAAATAGCCCATTTGGTAGATTGGATTATTGTGATATAAGTGCGCATGGTAGACAATGGATTTTTAAATACACATTGGCTTTGGTAAAAGATTCATTGGGTATGGTCAGGTCTAAATTTGGTTCAATTCCAATACCTGGCGCAGAAGTTACTTTGGATGGTTCTGATTTAAGGAATCAATCTGCAACTGAAAGAGAGCAATTAGTAACACAATTAAAAGAGATGTTGGAAGCAACAAGTAAAAGGGCGCTTTTGGAAGCAAAGAAGGATGAAACCGAATTTTTAGAATCAACCCTCAATCGTGTTCCAATGCCAATTTACATAGGGTAATATTTATGGCACTATTTGGTTCGGCAAGAGATGTTAGTTTAATTAGAAGATTAAACAAAGAACTTATCAATGAAATAATTGATACGGAAGTCTATTATTACAAACCTGTATTGGATGAATCATTGGTTAATCTTTATGGGGAAAGTAAAGATAAATATTTTTATAATCCAGTCAAAATCCCTTGCTTAATTGATAGACAAGATACAGAAGCAGTTTCAGATGATTTTGGGCAATCTTACACCAAAACAGCAACATTTAACTTTTTAAGAGATACTTTAAAAGATGATAAAGATGTAAAGCCGGATGTGGGTGATATAATATATTGGGATAATGAATATTATTTAGTTGATAATATAAATGAAAACCGATTATTTGTAGGTAAAAATCCCGAAACTTGGGATGGTGGAGATGGGCATGGAACATCACTTTCTATTTCATGTCTTGCACATGTAACAAAACAATCATCTATTAAGTTGGTTGATGTTCGGTTTGGGAATTCTAACAAAAATGATAACTATTTACCAATAGGAATATAATAAATGCCTAACACATATAGAAATATAAACTCAGAAAAGCCTGATTTAAAGCAGACTATGTCATCAACATCGGAAAACCCGAAGTTGAACAAAGCAAAACAGGTTCGAAGGGATGATGATAAAACAAAAAATATATCAGTAGGTATTTATGATATTGACCTTGCTTTTAGGGATTTTTTAGTCAATAATGTAAAACCTTTTATAGAAGATGATGGGCAAATAATTAGTGTGCCTGTTATTTATGCGAATCCTGAAAAATGGTCATCGGCTCAAAAAGATTCTTTTATACGGGATACAAATGGTAAAATACAAACACCAATTATTGTATTTAAAAGAACGGGGTTATCCACAAATCAAAATGCAGCAAAGTTAAAAGTATTAAACTCCGAAGATGCGCATCAAGCATTTGAACGGAAATATACAAAAGCTAATAGATATGACCAATTTTCATTATTGACCGGGCAAAAACCTGTAAAAGAATATATAGCAGTAGAAAGACCTGATTATTTAGATGTTTCGTATGAAATGACGGTTTGGTGTGATTATATGGAACAATTAAACAAAGTAGTTGAACAAATTATTTTCTTTCAAGGAAGGTCTTTTGGTGATAGGTTTAAGTTTCAGGTAAAAGGTGATAGTTATAACTTTGAAACGATACAAGATATAAATGATGATAGAATTGTAAGAGCAAGTATTACTTTGGTTACAAAAGCCTATATTATACCCGAATATGCGGGGATGATACCAAACAATAAAAAAATATATTCAGTTGGAAAAATAATTTTTAATGAAAGTCCAAAATTAAGTGGTGGATTAAACGAAGAAACTGATTTTAAATAACTTTTTTCAATATTTATTAATAAACAATATAAAAAACAAAATCTATGGAAGAAAAAGTAGTAAAGCAATTTGAAGATACTGAAAGAGAACGACTTTTAGAATTTCGTCAAAAAAACTTGGCAGTTACGGCAAGACTTGGAGAAATAGAAATACAATCCAAAGAATTAGAGGAAATTTTCGCAAGTTTGCGAGCCGAAAAGGAAGAATTAATTAAAAATTATAAAGAACTCGCTCAAACACAAAATGAGTTTGGAAAAGAACTTACTCAAAAATATGGAGTGGGTTCATACGATATTGATACAAATACCTTTACATCGGCTCAATAAATATAGGTTTCCCTAATTTTTTTGTATTTATTATATAGAAACAAAAACTATTAGGAGAATATAATGGCTGAAAGAATTGTTAGTCCTGGCGTTTTCACCCGAGAGCGTGACTTATCATTTTTACCACAAGGTGTAGCAGAAATAGGTGGTGTCCTTATTGGACAAACCATCAAAGGACCTGCATTTGTCCCAACGCAAGTACAATCATTTAATGAATTCCAACAAAAGTTTGGCGGTTTAACTGAAGATTCTTATCTTCCTTATACTGCTCAAGCTTATTTACAAGACGCCCCAAACGCAACTATTGTTAGGGTATTGGGAACAGAAGGGTATTCATTTGGCGACCCGTTGGTTTTAACAATTTCATCTTCGGCTGGGAATAGGGTAGCAGCAGTATTGTATCCTACTATTTCAGGCTCACTTTCAAGTACTTCAACTCTATCGGATATATTTGATTCTTCAAGAGTTACCAATACAAATGGTGCGACTGGTGGTATAACCGCATCATCGTTTGTATTAACCTTATCCGGTAGTAGTGTTTCTTCAACAAGTGTTACTGCATCAATGAATCCAAGTGACGCCAATTATTTTACAAAAACTTATGGTTATTTACCAAAAAGTTCAAAGACAGCATATACTTATTTAAACTTTAATACATTCCAATCAGAATCATTTGCAACAGGTCAGACTGTAACGGTTCAAACAGGTTCATTTATAACATTTAATTTTACAGAATATTCAGTAGCATCTACTCCTTGGATTAAATCTCAAAAGATTGGTGGCGTTGCCAAGAACTTATTTAAGTTTCATACATTATCACATGGTAATTCAACAAATTATGAATTAAAGGTTGGTATTCAAAATATTAAAGTATCGGGTGATGTTCCTGGTACGGATTATGGTTCATTTGATGTTGTAATTAGAAGGGTAGATACATCTAAAATCCCTTATTCAATTTTTGGACAGGGTGTACAAGATACGGATTCTCGTCCAAATATTGTTGAACAATTCTCAAACTTAAATCTTGACCCTAACTCACCAAATTATATTAAAAGAGTTATTGGGGATAAATATATTACTGTAGATCCTAATGGAAAACTATCCACAAATGGCGATTACTCAAACAATTCAGTTTATGTTAGAGTTGAGGTAGATACCGATGTGGATGCGCTTGCAAATGATGTATCATTAGTTCCATTTGGATTTGGGGCATTAAATTCACCAATTCCAAGCACTGCTGGTAATGTTCCATCACCAACTTATGTGGTAAGTCAATCTTTGGGGGGTTCATACAATAAAAAAGTATTTTTAGGTTATTCTTATGATTTTGTAACTACTGATAACTTAAATTTCTTAAATCCTCTTCCTAATACCAATTTAGCCACAGCCGGCTCTGATTTTGATTTGGCTACTTGTGAATCAAATAGTACTCCTATAACATTAAGTGTTGGAGCATCAACCGCAGCATTGGATGCAAGAAGATTTATGGTCCCATTCCAAGGTGGATTTGATGGATTTGCACCAAATAGAAAAATATTGGTTGGTAATGATATTGTATCAGGAAATACACAGGGATTGAATTGTTCATCCGCAACGGCAGCAGGAACTGTTGCATTAAGAAAAG